TCATACGGGCTCCAAAATGTTTTTGCCCACATTTTGCCCACATTTTTCCATGCTTGTCTCCACCTGCACCGCAGCATCGAGCATACGGGCAACATCCATCAAATCGCTGTCGAACAGATCCGCGTACACATCCAACGTCATGCTCGCGTTCTTGTGGCCCAGCATCCTCTGTAAGGCCTTGACGTTCGCGCCCGCGTGCACGGCCAGCGAGGCGGCGGTGTGACGCAGGTCGTGAGGCACCGGCCAATCGTCCCGCTTCCAGCCCAGACGGGTGAGCGTGTGCGTCCACCATCCCGTCTCGCGGGCGAGGCTCTGCTTGCGGATAGGGCCTCCACGCACGTCACGGAACACGCGCTCCTCGTGTTCGCGTTGCTCGCATATCGGTTTGAGCGCGTCCATGACTATGCGGGGCATGGGCACGTCACGGCGTTCGTGGTTCTTCGGGGTGCCCTCGGCCCATTTGGCGTTGACGTATACGAGGTTGCGGCGCACGTGCAGTATGCCGGCGTCGAAGTCGAGATCGCATCTTTGTAATCCGGCCGCTTCGCCCCATCTCAGCCCGCAGAAGCCCAATAGCAGTATGAGCGCCCGGCGCTCCTCTCCCAGCTTCCGGCAGTTCGACGCTTCGTTGGCGAGTGCCAGCAGTCTGGTAATGGTCAGGTAGATGCGGCGATCCTTGCGTTTGGGGAGTCTCGGCAGTTCGATGCCGTCGCACGGGTTGGAGGAGATGAGCTTGTCCCGCACAGCCATGCTGCATATGCCCTGCATGATCTGGTATGGGCGGCTGACGGATGGTGCGCCGGACTTATCGATTATGCTTCCGACCCATGCCTGGACTTCGGCGTGTGTGATGCTGCCTATCTGCCGTTCTGCCCATTTGGCCTCGCAGTGGCATTTCCATGCGCTGTCCATGTTGGAACCCGAAGTCGCCTTCCAAAACGGCTTCTTTTCGGCAATCCACTGGTCATGCAGCGTGCCTATGCGTTGTTTGCCGCCTTCCGGGTCGATGTAGCTGCCGGTGGCCTTGGCTATGGTGACGTGTTCCGCAGCCCACGTCTCCGCGTCAATCTTGCGGCGGAAGCCCCTCTTGTCGGTTTGCGTGCCGTCGGGTTTCCGATAGCGGACTCGATACCTGTTTTCGCCTTTGGCCGTCCTGTATCTGGTGATGTTCGCCATGATTTTTTCACTCGCTCATACTTGTTTTCGGTTTTAACGTGTTTTAACTGGTATTAATGTGTTTTAATGAGATTTGACGGATAACAGGGAAATTAATAAAATATTCTCTTTACGCCAAAATCGGAAAGGAGACGGCCATGACCATGACCGATACCGGCGTGAAGCCGATTCCGGCATACGTGCCGCCCGAGGACGGCAAGCCACGCAACGCCGTGGACGAGAAATGGATGAAGCTGACCCGCAGCGCCCGCCATTACATGGAACGCAGGGCAAAGGCCCGGAAGGAAACCATCGATGGGTCTGAAGCTCGTCATTGAGCGCGAATGCTCCAGAGACCATCAGACGGCCCTCAGGCAGTTCCTGTGCTGTGAACCTGGAGGCCCCGAATGGGCGATGGACCCGCAACGCTACATACGTGACCTCAGCGTGCGCAAGACCCCGAAGGGGATCATCTTGACTCCGATGAAAAGGGTAGGCACATTGTGCCCACCCTTGGAGGAGAACAAGAAATGAGCGTCATCACGCTGCCCGGCCTGATCCACGCCTTGAACAATCGCCGCCCCGGCGCAGTCAAGGACGAGGCCACGCGCAACATGGTCATCCGGTTCCAGCGTTGGGTGAACCACGAACTAGTGCCGACCGTAATGCGCACCGGCAGATACGAGGTGCAGCGTCCGCAACACCTGCTTGAGGCGGCTCACCATGAGCGCATGATGCAAGTCGAACTGTTGAAGGCTTCGCAGGGCATCGTCCACCCGGATTTCCTCGAAGCGAAGACGCGCATCGTGATCGCACGGGAATTGGGGGAACTACCTGAGCTCGACCCGAAGACCCGTCCCCTGTACACACAGGACTATCTACGGGAGAAGAATCTGAGCGCCAAGCAGCTGCGATCGAAGAGTGGCACATTCGGCAAGAAGCTCAAGGCCGCATATCGAGAGCGAAACGGTCGAGACCCACAACGCGCTGATCTGACACTGCCGAACGGTCACATCATTCAGGTCTACGCCTACACGGAAGAAGATCGCCCCTTGTTTGACCGGGCATGGGATGAGCTCAGTCAGAAAGCGGGTGCGTGATGGCCGGCGTTCTCCCTGAGAAAAATCTTCGTCTATCTCTCACCCACCCTATCGTGTCGGACTCTTACAGACATTCCTTCCCCATGGAATTGGTATGTGATCCGAACGATGAGGCCGACCTGTTCCTGACGGTGTTCAAAGCGAAGGTTCCTATGTTCGACTTGTGGTTCGACCTGACGTATTCCACGTTCGACGGGGTGACCGGTTCGTTCTATTCCGATTGGAGCGAATGGACGTTCGGTGACCTGAAGGAAGCGAAGGACGTATTGCACTCCTATCTGGATTCCATCGATGTTCTCCGCGTTTTTTTTGCGGACTGCCTGCGGGTATTCGAGTGGGCGTCGACCGTGGACTGGCGCGGCCTGCTCGCCAAGAAGCGTGGTGAATCATGTCCAAGCAGATAGAAGCACAGGACGGTTGGCCCATTGGCAAGGTGGCGGAATTCCTGAATCTTTCGAAGAGCACTCTTTACATCTGGTCTTGCTACGACCGGTGGGGCGGGAAATATCCGCCGGCCCCGAAGCGTATCGGCCGTCGGCTGGTGTGGGATCCACGCGAGGTCATCGACTACCGGAACAACAGGTGCGCCATCACCCGCAAGGAGCTGGTCTACGGCAAATAGGTTTCCCCGGATTCGAAAGCCGGGGAGAAGAAATAACGGTGCCGGCGTCGCACTGTCCAAGGTTCACGCCGGCACCAACATCACCAATCACATTGAAAGGAAGACAAGTGATGTCAAACAACAAGATTAGCGGTATCCACGCCATCGGCGTCGAGGTTCCGGAGGACATGTCGCTGAAGGAGCTCATGGAGCAGCTCCTGAATGATACGGAGGTCGAATTGGAGAAGGATTTGGACGGGGAGACCCGCAAGCCCGAACCACAGTCCGAGGCGGACAAGTGGCAGCGGTATGCGGACATGCTGGGCGACCTGTTCGATGTGGCGCATCAGATCGGCTATGACGCCTACATGCAGGGCGACCTGAAGATCATGCGCAAGGTGTTGCAGGTCGAGTCCGACGTGGTTGATCTGGCCGGCATCGTGACCATGGAGAAGTCGAGGGCCGTGAAATGAGCATCGAAGCATTACGGCGTAAAAAGCGGCGTATGCGTCGCCCGAAGCCGCGCCTGACGGACGGGCAGAAATCGGCCGTATTACTGGCTCTCACGTTCTTCGAGGGTTGGCTGGTCGGTTTCGCCGGCACGCATAGTCGCATCCCCAGTCCGGTGGGTACGCCGCAGTGGATGATAACCGGCTCGCTCGCATTGGCGGTCATCCTGCCGCTCATGTTCGTGGGAATCCTGTTGAAGTGGGGCGCTGATGGAACAGCCAAGTGAGTTCACTCTTTGTCTGCCGGGCGACCCGGTGCCGAAGGGGCGTCCCCGCGTCTACAACGGGCACGCGATGACCCCGAAACGCACCGTCAGGGCGGAGGAACGCCTGTTCGCGGAATTCCGGTTGAAATACCCGCAGGCGAAACCATACCAGTGCCCGGTCAGGTTGGAGGCCGAATTCTGGATGAGCCATCGCGGCCGTCCCGACCTCGACAACCTCCTGAAATTGGTGCTCGATTCACTGAACGGCGTCGCCTACGCGGATGACGCGCAGGTCGTCGAAAGCCACGCCAGCAAGCGGATGCCCGACCTATGGGTCTACGGGTCGAAGGGCCGCTACCGGAAGCGCAAGAGCGGCGACCCGTACACGTGTTGCGGGCATGAGTACGAGCCGCACCTCTATATCAGTATCAAACCGCTCCCCGAATGGGAGCCGGAGGAAAGGAGACAATCATGAGCAAGCCTATCAACGAGCCGCGTATGGTGCAGCAGGCGCTGGTGTCGGACGAGGATCTGAGTTTCGAACTGGCGGCCCTGGTGCCGACGGCGAACGGCATCACGAACGCGGCCAGCACGTTCATCGACAAAGCCACCAAACTGTTGCTGTCCGACAAGATCATGCTCACCGACGAGCAGCATACGGCCGTCACGTCGGCCATCGCCATCGCCCAACTGACCGTCAAGGAAGGCGCGGCCATATCGAAGCTGCTGCGCAACCCGGACGCTTCGGCGGACATCATCGCCGGACTGCGACTCACCTCCAAGGACAGGCATGATGCCTGACCGGCGTCTTTGGATGCCGCGTTGCAGGACATGCGGGCCACTCGGCAAGCCCACCGGACTGGACGAGGCGGTCACCTGCTGCAACCGGCACACGAACCAGACCAAGCATCAGACGGCGTGGTATCCCACCCACGCCCAAATCATCGTGAAAGGCACACCAAATGACTGCGAATGACACGTCAACCATTGAAACCACGGAGGCCGTGAACCCGGACGGGGAATTGCGCCAAGGATTGTTCGCCGCGCAGGCGGCGCGCATCGTCGAACTGCAGGCCGAGATCGCGTCCCGTCAGGAGGAGGTCGACGAGCTGAAGGCCCGTATCCTCGACTCGCATCCGGCCGGCACCTACCAGGCCGGCAACCTGAAAGTGCAGGTCAAGCCGGGCGCGCGCCGCATCAACGCCGGCACGTTCGAAAAAGCCTACCCGGCCACCAAGTATCCCGGAGCCTACCAGTTGCGGCCGCGGCCGCTCAGCCAGTTGGAGAAGCTGCTGTCGGCGGACGCGGTGGCCGATTACGCGATGAGCGGCAAGCCTATGGTGGTGGTCTCATGAGCGCGGAACTGTCCAGCCTGGGCATCGCCCAGATCGTGGAAAGCGTTATCGCCGACTACGACCTGCGTGACGAGGACGGCAACGAGCTGACCGACGACCTGTACGTCATCCGCTCCGAACGGCTCGACGAGCTGGGCCTCACCGTCGCCAGACGCATCCACAAGGCCATACGCGAACTGGAGACGCAAGGCAAGACCGGCTTCCCCGTGCATTCGATGGCCTTCGGCAGCATGCCGGTAACCATCGCGAAGGACGGCGACCGCACCTACACGCTGCGCTTCGACAATTCGGACGAGGCGGTGGCCATCACACGGCTCAGCCGGACCGCACTCACGGACATCAAGAAACAGATCAACGAGTTTTTGAAGGAGGTGAAGAACCGTGAGCATGAATGAGGCCATTCTCGCCGTCGCACAAGCCCAACAGGGTGATGCGATCCCCGTGGACATACCGCCCATGACGCAGTCGGCACCCGATATGGGCAAGCCGCCAGTCACTCCGAAAACCAAAATCGGCACCGTGGAGGAGCCGCAACTGTGGCCGGAGATTCGCCAGCTCATCGAAGCGGATATCGCCAACGCTCCGCGCGAACTGCAGCGTGAGATAGGCCCGTCCGAACTGGGCACGGACTGCGTGCACTGCCTCGCCGCGAAACTGGCGGGCTGGCCGGAGCGTCGCTCCCCGGGCTGGCTGCCGTTCATCGGCACGTGCGTCCACGCGCATTTCGAAACCATGTTCTATGACCTGAACGGGGAGCCGGCGTTCCAATTCCCCTACACGAGCGAGGACAACGTGACCGAGCTCGTGGAACGGTGGCGCTCGGAGTACCGGGTCACCGTAGGCCGGTTGCAGGGTTTGCACGGCGGCTACGACGTGACCGGCAGCATCGACCTCTGGGATCGCAAAACCCATAGCACCATCGATTGGAAGATCGTCGGCAACACGACCGTCACGAAGGTCAAGGCGCACGGCCCCAGCCAGCAGTATCGGGTGCAGGCCTCGCTCTACGGCATGGGACTGCAGAACGAGGGCGAGCGGGTGGAACGCAACTGCATCTACTTCCTGCCCCGCAACAAGACCTCGTTGGGTGACGCATTGCCATGGGAGACCAGGTTCGACGCGAAGCCCGGCAAATGGGCGTTGGCCCGAGCCCAACTGCTCGTCAACCTCATGGACATCATCGAACAGGCGGACGGCGCGGAGGTGCGCGACAGCTGGATAAAGCAACTGCCCGCGGCTGGCCCCGACAAGTGCTTCTCATGCAAGGGCCGCGTGTGGCCGGACATGAGCGCGCTCCCCGAGTTCGACGAGAAGCCGTGGCCGGACGTGCCCGACAAATGGCTCCAACTCATCCCCCTAATCGAATCCGAATACCAGTTCACCGAATAACGAAAGGAAACGCAATGTTCGGTCAACAACCACAGCAACAGTACGGCTATCCCCAGCAGGGATATCCGCAACAGCAGGCTTACAGCCAGCAGCAGTATGGCGGCTATCAGCCGGCTCCGATGGCTCCGAAGATGAGCGCGGAGCAGATGCTCAACCAGATCGACTCGCAGTCCGGCAAGTCCGCGTTCACGAAGGACAGCATGCCGGGCACGAGGGTGACCGGCATCATCGAGAACGTGACCGCGAACCAGGTGCGTGACTTCCAGACCAAGCAGCCGGCGTTCTGGAACGACGGCTCGCCTCGCCTGCAGGTATTGGTCACCATCGACACCGGCATCATCGACCCGAACGTGGAGGATGATGACGGACGCCGCACCGTCTATATCAAGGGGTGGGGCGTGCAGCGCCGCGCATGGCTGCAGGCATTGCGCAACGCCGGTTTGAAGAAGGCCGGTGAGGTCAAACCGGGCGACCGGTTCACGGCCACGTTCACCGGCTACGGGCCGCAGGGCAATCTGCCACAG